CAAGGATCCAGCGTATGAGGCTAAGCAAAGAGGTTATTGTGTGAGTACCTGTAGTAGGTTTGTGGCCCTGCGGGAGTGCTATGTACAGTGGTGCTCAGGCAAGTCATGGCCATCTCCGAGAGAGGAGTGACAATGTCAGAATGCCGCACACCAAGTAGGCCCGCAATCTCCAAGGCATTACGCGGTGGAGAGGTACGCATCAAATGGCTGATACGCACCGAAAAGCTGTCGTCAGCTAGTGACCAAATCTTACTGTTTGACTGCCGCAGAGCGCCCGATTGCTTCATGCGATGGAGCAAAGGATTAATCTGCGACTTAATAGAAGTCTCGCCAAGAATGCCTTTGGCAATGGCAAGTGCAACAGATGGGCCGTGAACAGTTAAGAAATTAATGACCGCGAGGTCGTCAGCAAAACCGGGCTCAGTGGCAGATGAAACATAAGCCTCCTGTGCCCTGCGTGACTGAACGGCGCGGCGCTCCGCCTCTGAAGAGGCAGAAACATCAGTTCCAATAGAAGCGGCCATTTGCGCAATGCGCACATCAATGTCAGCAGGTGAAACGCCCCTCGTCAAGAGTAGCGCACGACGCTTGCGTAAACGATCCTGTATTGCGACAGGATAATGAGCAATCGTGTCAACCGCTGGTTCAGAAGATGATTGTGTAGCGTATTCCCTATAGAACTCTAAAGGGTCATCCGCTGCTAGGTCAATGTGACTGGGCCCGAGTGCCAATAAATTGAGCAACGGGGACAGCACCTCGCTCTCTGAAGAGCTCATCTCCTATGTAGGAGGATAGCGAAGCCGCAAATGCAATGTGTGTGTGCCGGAATAGCGAAGGAGTTCTAATGATCTCAACTCCGCTCTCTCCTACGGCACAAACAACCCACCTCCCACCTCTAATTAAGTAAGGATATTATTCAACAAAGAGTGGTACGGGACCACCGATTGCAGCTTGCGGGCGTAAAATACTTGCAGCAGCGCGTCCAAGAGCCTCCATGGCTCCAGTGGCGAGACCCTCTCCTGCAACTGAGGTGAGAGTCTTGGTCACTTCCGAAGCTTTGTGCCATACACCAGGGGCAGTGGCCTTGTGATGTTTCTGAGTGGAACGCAGTAAAACATTGTTAGGGTGCCGAGTGCACCATTGCTGCCCGATTATCACACGGTAGTTAACAGCGGTACCAGCAGCACCGCATTTGGGTATGCTGATAAGAATGGGCTCAAGGGCCAGGGAAAGGGCAAGACTGCCGAGGTCCGTGGTAGCCTTGGGAGCAACCATCTGCTGCCAAGTCTTGTAATTAATCGTCTCGCAAACGGCAGAGTGCACGATTGCGGGATTGCTGATGAGAGACACTGCTGGGACACCTTTAAGATACCCAACAGCGATGGAGTCCTCAATCCAAACCTGCTGCAGAGTGCGAGCAGTAGCAGTTGGATGAGCAGAG